TTAGGAATACTGTAGGAGAATCTGAGGTTGCTGATCTTCCCAGCCATCAAATTCGATTAAATAACCATTTCCTTTTTTTATTACATTTATATAAAACCAATCAGAAAATCTCTGAAGAATAACTGGAAATAATTCATCTTTTAAATGTGGATGTTCATAAAGAAGATCAGCAACCTCAGATTCTCCTACAGTATTCCTAAATTTTTCGTTTTTAAAAGCTTGTCCTACAAGTTCTTTTATAACTGTTTCGTTTTATATAAATGTAATAAAAAAAGGAAATGGTTATTTAATCGAATTTGATGGCTGGGAAGATTTTATAGATGCATTTGAGGGCGGGGATATACCGCGAGAACATATTGAGGATATTTTAAAGGGAGATGGTTTTGAAATTTTTTATGCACCAGATTTATTTAGAAATGCAAGCATATCAGAATATGTTTATTCTATAGAAAAAATGGATCATTTAGATGAAGAGCCCTTAAAGAAACTTGCTATTCAAGAGAATAATGATCCAGAATTAAAAAAGAAAGAAGGTTTTTCAGCTGTATTTGACTACATTGCTGGCCATCAGCACGAATTTCCTGAAACAACAAAAGTTTTAGAAAGGGCTATTGCTGAAACACAAGCACTTGCCGATGAATCAGAAGCGTATAAATGGATAAAAGAGGAAATACAGAAAAAGTTTAAGTTTGGAGAACCAAAAGCTTCAGGTGATAAATTAATTCTTCCTGCTGATCAGGATCAAATTATAGATTTATTTAGAGCTTTTTCGGATATTGGAGATAGAATTACTCTTTATGAGCCGAGAAGCTTACAAGGAGACATAAGTGAATATGATGATGCATTTAATGGGGCTTTACAGAATTCTCTAGAATTTCATGAGTTTGAGGATGTAAACGAAGGAATGAAAGATATTTTAAAGCCCAAGGACGATGATGATATAAAAAAGTCTTTTAAAAATTTACCTCTTTATAAGCAAATTGAATTTTTATACGAAACAGATCTAGATATTCCTGAAGAAGATCAGCCATTAATTTGGAAAGAAAAGAATAAATTAAAATACGACCCAAAATTCGATAATTACTTTCGTGTAACTTCTACTGATCCCATTACTTACATGAGAAGACCTATTGATTTTGAAGTTATAACATCAGGGGTTTCTTTTAAGATTTATGTACGCAGTGTACAAGATATCCCATTTGTTGTAGTTGAACAAATGAATGATGAAGAACGTTTACGAGTTTATGCTAAAAATTCAAATAATCAGAAAGGCAAATTGCGTTACTTCAAAAAGGCAGAAGAAATATTTGATTGGATGATGAAAAGTGGTTATAAACAATTTACAGAAGTAAGTGAAGCTTTACAAAGTGTATTTAAACCAAAAGATGTTTCAAATATAAAATTAACGCCTACTCAATTATTCAATGCTAATTGGAAAAAAATGGGATTAAAAAAGGAAGATCTAAATGTACCACTTATATTTAATCTCTTAGAAAAATCTGAAGATCATTGGATAATGTCTACAGAAGATTTTGATACATTCGACAAAAAAAGAAGATCTCCTTGGGCTGCTGGTTATAAAGGACCAGATATAGGTGTTCATTTCTTTATAAGAAGAAAAGGAAAAAGTTTTAGAATACATCAAATGAATAGAGAAGATTTTGCGGTTGTCAGCGTTTTAAATCCAGATAAAACCGATCCGAATCCCCAAAGAATTTATTCATTTGAAGAATTAAAAGCATTTATAGATAATGTGGTGGCTTAGTATCATATTATTAGTATTTGCGGGTATGTGCAACGCAGCGATGGATGTTCTTCGATATCGTTGGAATACTTCTATTTTCAAAGATTGGAAAGCTCAGAATTGGATCAATCCTTCTATTGCTTGGCATAACAAATGGAATATCGATCAAAAACTTCTTGGAAGAGAATCCAAATTACTTGATAAAATATTTTCTACTACTCTTGTGTGGGTAACTGATTTCTGGCACTTCGCAAAAATGTGTATGTTAGCCGCCATAATGTTTGCGATTGTTTTTTATAATCCCATTATTAATTGGTGGACTGATGTACTTATTCTATATTTCTCATTTACAGTTACTTTCGAACTATTTTTCTCAAAAATTTTCATAAGAAAAGTTAAATCTTAACAACAATTTAACTTACATTATCGCGGGAATATTATATATTTACTCCGTTGCAACGGTGAAGAACTTCAACGTATAGGCACTAAAGGTCAACAAAGCAAATATATAATATTCCCGCAATAATATTGTTAGTGAAATACCGTACGAGGACATTTTGACACCTCTTTTCCTCAAAAAATGTAAATTCTGTCATATTTTTTATTTTGGCACACTTTTTGCAATATAGTTATCGATTGTTTAACCTAAAATAATGATTATGACTATGTTAGCATTAAGAAATTCAACCAAACCAACTTTATTTGAGGATGTTTTTGACTCCTTTTTTGACAATAACTTCTGGTTAAATAGAAGTTTCAATGATTATTCACATGAACCTGCAACTTATCACTTCGATGAAGACAATAAAGAACATGTGATTACTGTTCAGGCTCCTGGATTTAAAAAGGAAGATATTGATATCGAAGTTGATGGTCGTGGAATTTCTTTAAAAGGAGAAATTAACGATGAAAGTATAAAGGGCAGAATAGGAGAAAAGAAATTCCAATATTTCATGAAGAAATCGGGAATTGATTCAAAAGGAGTCGAAGCAACTCTAGATAATGGAATTCTTTCCATTCGCTTTAAAACAGAAGAAGAGAAAAAGGTATCAAAGAAAATTGCCATTAAATGAAGAGGGGGCTTAAAAGCCCCTTTTTTATTGCTGTAATATAGCATAAATTGTAAGAAAAACTCCAAATAAAAACCAAATGATACAATAACAGATTAAAAAAATTTTAAATCTTTTATCTTTATTCATTAGGATTATCTTCGTCTACATACTTGATTAGATCATCTAAATCAAAAATTTTATATTGAAATAAAGGATTTAATTTTTTTGTTAATGGAACTAAAAAATTAGTATCTGAATATTGTCTAAAAACATATCCCTTTCCATTATATTTAAATAGAAGATCCGCGTATTTTTCTTCTCCTTTTAAATCTTCTGAATAAATTAAATTACCTCTTTGTAAATAGCCCCCTAAAATAAATCCTCCATTTTTTCCTCGTATTTCTCCTCTTCTCATTTTTTGAAATATTTCTACTATGAGAGGTTTGCTTACATTGTTAGGAATAAATTCTCTATTTGCAAATCTTATAATCTCTTTAAAACTCATATTTGAAAAAATAGAATCTAAATCTTCTCTGGGCTTAAAAATATCATCTAATGCTTCGTATACTTTTAACGCTTTCATACTCGCATAAAATCATTTAATGGCCATTTGTTTCCATGATCATCTTCAAAATAAGCATCTTCCTGATCTTCCTGATATTGATAATCGTATTTAATTTCTGCGGAATGAGGAATTGTTTCCCCTGTAAATCGATATTCAACACCATCACCAGAATCATTATATCTCAATTCAATTCCACCTGTATTTGTAAGAGCCATTCCACCATCAGGCTTCCATTCTTTTTTGAAATAGTCTTCAATAATTTGCATTGCTACAGTAGGAGGGGGAACGCCGTTTTTGTATTCTTCTTCTTTTCCCTCGATTTCTTCTCCCTCTAGAGGACTATTTAAATCTCTATTCCAAAGAAAATCCGTAATAGAATCAGTTACGCTTTCTTTCCATTCTTCGTAACTCATATTTTTTACCACATTTTTAATTTCTTCTTCTGGCCTTGGCTTTAAGATATTTCTAACTGACTCACTAACTTTTTCTTTTGACATTTTTTTAGAAACCCAGTCTTTTAACATTTTTTCGGTTTTTGGATAATTTGGCCAATTAGACCATGAAGCTCCATCAAGCGCGTATATTGCATTAAATGTAGTTATATCTTTTTCTTTTTCACTTGATAGAATGTATTCCATAACATCAACAAAACCCATATAAACAGTTTTTTCTAAAATAGATGTTCTAAAATAAGGATTTGTTTTCCATTCATTTGTTAAAATTGGGGTTTTTAAACCTAAAATGATCATCTGCTGCGCAAGATCTTTATTATCTCCACTATTGAAGATTTTCCATATATTTCCTGAAGAATTTTGTGTTCCATAGGTTTTAAGCCAGTTTTGGGCCCCCTTTTCAATAGCCATTTTAACCATTGGAATTGATTGACGAGCTATTCCAGACCCTAATAAAGATTCGGGTTCCATATCTGAGAATTCTCTTTCAACCCCTGCACGAATTTCTTCTTCAGATTTGGGAACGAATAAATTTCCTAATGCTTCGTATACTTTTTTGGCTTTCACTAGGGATATTTTATTTTATATATCAAAAAATTAACCTTTCCTCAGGATTAGAATATATAAAATAAAATGTTCGAATGATTAAAGACATCTATAATAGAAGTCCTCAAGATCCTAATTATGTATACGGAGTTCTTGAACACTCAGATCCCATAGAAAGTATTATTTCAAAAATAAAAATGATGTTTGGAACATCACAAGGTCAATGTCTTGGTGACTTAAATTTTGGTGTCGGTCTTGAAGATTTAGTATTTGAAACTCGCATAAATAAATTAGAATTAGAGGAAAGAATTAAGACGCAAATATCTGAATATGTAGATGAATCAAAGGATTATAGAATTGAGCCAAGAGTTTCTTTTGGACGTGAAGACGGATATGATTATGCGGTTGTAGATATTTTTATTAATGAACAAAAGGTAATTGGTGTATTAGTAAAATAATATGAAAGCTAAAAAGGTACATGAAGCAATAGGTGATGTATTAAAACCCAAGGATTTATCTAGTTTAATGAAAAAATTAGAAAATATGAATCCTTTGGACTCCGTTATAAAGAAAGAAATATTAGCTAATGAGAAGGTATCTAAAAAAATAAACGAGTTATTTGAACCAAAGGATATTGATGATTATCAAATATCAAAGTTCTTAGAGATTTGTAGAGACATGCTGTCCATTATAAATGCAGATACATACGAACCAAAAACAGTATGGGCGAAAGAACTTGAAAACCCAAGTAAAGATGATGAAAAAGTAATGGATCTTTATTACAAATTTTTTCTTTACTTTGACGAAAAAGAAATGTATGAGGTAGTTGATATTTTTAATAGTTGGGTTCATACAGAAAAAGAAAACAACAGTAAAATAACTCTTCATAAATTAAAAGATAGGATATATCAACTTTTGGATAAATATAATTTAGAAAAATATTTAGAATTAGACGAATAAAATAAAAATTAAGTATGCCAAATAACGAAAATAGTCAAAGATTTGAGTTCTTTAAGACTTCGAGAATTCGTTTTTCTGAACTCTATCAAGACTCAATTAATTTTGTAAAAGCAACTTACGAAGATGTAGGTCAATATTTTACTATGGCTTCTCCTATGGGGCAACTTTTACAGATTACTCTTCATTTGGGAAGAATGATTCTTTATTACAATGAGGACTCAATTACAGAATTAAATATCAATACAGCTTCACGTCCCGCAAGTGTAAAGGGTGTTGCTTCATTAACGGGTCATAATCCTTCAAGAGCAATGGCTGCTCGAGGAACTTTAAGATTTACTTACAATGGAGAGAAATTAGATTTATATGGAAATACCGTTACAATTCCAAACTATACTCAGATAACCTCGACAACAAACGGTCTTACATATACGGTTGTACTCCCAGGAGAAGAAGTTCGTTTAGACCTTACAAGTATCAATAACTATGTTGATGTAAATGTAATGCAAGGAAAACTCGAATATCAACAAGCAACTGGTACAGGAGATCCTCTCCAATCTTATAACTTCCAAAATAAGAAAGGAGCTGGAATTGATAACTTCTTCGTAAACGTGTATGTTGACGGAGAAAGATGGCAAAAGGTAAATTCAATCTTTGACATGGTATTTAACGAGAAAGCTTGTATGGTTAAAACCGGAGCTACTGGGGGCATTGATGTATTCTTTGGCAATGGGTACAATGGCATGCCACCTAGAATTGGTTCTACAATTCTGGTTGAATATCTCTTAACTGACGGAGAACCTGGAAATATTCGAACTCCTTCAGCTCAACAATTAACGAATTGGAAATTTGAAACTCGCGGGTATGCTTTGAATGGGGAAGAGGTGGATTTGAATAAAATTATCAAAACTTCTGTGACAAACGATATTCTGTTTGGAACACTCGAAGAACCCCTTTATCTTACAAGGTTATTAGCTCCAAAAACTTCTCGTTCATTTGTTTTGGCGAATACAGATAATTACATTTATTTCTTAAGAAAGCTGAATCAGTTTACAATCGTAGATGCTATTCCTGGCTTTGCTACATTTGAAGATCGTTTTGCGTTGGATAAATACAATCAAGCAAAAACAACTTATGAAAATGTACAAGAACAATATCGTAGATTAGTTTCATCGGTAGGAGCAAATTCAACTCAAGCTCAAAATAAGAAAACCGAACTCGATAACGCGCAAAGAGAATTATATCGAAGACAGGAAATTCTTGATGAACAAAAGAAAGATGATAATACAGTTTATCTCTTTTTAATTCCAGATGTAAACAAGAGAATTTCTTCGGCTGAAAATTATTATACTTGTTCTTTAGATTCATTTCGACTTACATCAGATGAAAAGACTGCAATACTTGATTTAATTGAAGACAGTGGTCAAAGAATTATTACCGTTGATAATGCTATCATGACGCTAAAATATCCTCGATTTGTATTAAATATGTCGTTAATTATATTCGAGGGTTTCGAATTTGACGTGATAAGAGAACAAATTATTTCAAAAACATCTGATTATTTCTTAAAGAATACAAGACGTGATCGTATTCCGCAATCTGATATTGTAAAAGTGATTGAAAATATTGATGGTGTTGACTCTGTAACTGTATGGTTTGATGCAGCAGCAGATAATCAAAACATTTATCAACAAGGATATGGATTAGATGATTACGGGGATATTCTTTTAGAAAGATATGTAAATGATGCATTTGGAAATAAAGTTCCGGTGAAAGATATTTACCCACTTATTCGTGGAGGTTTTGAATCATCAAATGGTGTTGAATATGAAGATTCATTAGAGAAAGATAAACTCTCAACTGTGAATATCAACTTGAGAGGAACAACTCCTGACGATGTGAATACAAAAAATAATAAGACGATAGTGTCAAATCTCTAATAAATATGGCAGCAAATAATCAAATAACAAACCCTCGTCACGGAGTTCCTGCTAGAAATACATATGCGGTTCGT